TCATTCGACAAACAGACCAGTGTATCCATTGCAAGGGCAGTGCGGGACACGATTGCCGAGAAAATAAAGATCGGCAGCTCCGCGAGAGCTGGCTTTTGCTGCGTCGTATACATCCTTGGTCACGACCCAGTAATAGTCAGGCTTGGGATCCGGCAGACCTTTGATCACGTATCCAGTACTGCGCTGGATTTCAATGCCTTCGTCGTTGCCAACTGTTTCGTATGTGTATTCCAGTCTGGCGTAACCACAACGCTTGATCTTGATATACATCTTTTCAGCAGGTATCGCGATAGTTCTTTTACACCCATTCAAATCAACATATGAAAAGGTTCGCCATTCTTTCGCGATGGCGATTGATTCGCCAGTCAGTGATCCAATCATTCCTGCTTCAGCCCCCTACAACCAAAGATTGTGGAGCCGTCACGGATGGTCTCGCCTACGGTGAACAGATCGGAGCAGTTCCGACTGCTCTGCTTCGCTGCGTTATACACGGGAAGCGAAACGACATAGGCTACGTGAGGATCGTATTCAGGCAGACCTTCGATTTCGCCGTACTTCGTTGCGGTCAGCTGGATGTTGCCGATGTGCCCGACCACTTCGGTTTCAGTCTTGCAGCGTGCAAGGCCGACCTTTGGGATCACGACGAATTCGCCGTCGTCGAGCTCTACGTTTACATCATGCGGGCAGAGACTGCCGAAAAGAATGCTGTTCTCCTCGACATACTGCTGGACAGCGGCTTCGTTTTCAAAGCCGTACCAATCCTGCATATCAGCATAATCGCATCCGTTACGCAGGTATTTCAGAATCCATATTGCCTTGTGTGTTCGACCGATAGGCTGATACAAAGTTACTGACATCAGTCATTCCTCCTTTCAGATATTGAAGCACCGCCACTGAGAATAAAGGCGGTCCACTTCTTTCTGGTTGCGCAGAATCCATTTCTGCGCTGATACCTTGCCGTCATCGTGCACACGAAGTGACGTGACGACGATCTCGAGAGTCTCGTCGCCGGTCAAGCAATGCTTGCCAGTCTTTCCTTTCGCCCAGCCAACGAAGTTGGCGGGACGAACTGCCAGCACGCCATTCCAGTCTGCGGGCATTTTACACTGCGCACCGTAGTCATTAGTTACGGGGCAGTCTACTGCGTCTTCAGTCTTGAAGAGCGCAAAATTTGGCCCGTATGTCCTCATTCTTTTTGCGACCATCAGTCATTCCTCCTTTTTGTGTGGACATACTACAAGGGGCCGGTTATTTGCCGACCCCCTGTCTGTATATTCACCAGCCTTTCATTTGATGCATTCGTAACAACCGTTTGTTCTTTCGTATAATTCTGTGACGGCATTCAATGCCATCTCACCAGTCTGGGCGTACTCTTCTGCTGACCAGCGGTCGTCAAAGAATTTGGTCCATACTCCTTCCTCGGTTGTTTTAAGTATTACCATGTATCTCGGCATACTTTCTTCTCCTTCAAAATGGCAGTCCTTCGTCCTCTCTGCCATATTTCCCGCTGTCAAGTTCGACCAGTCTTCTGCGAAACCAGAAGGGTCTATACAGCGGATCATAAGACTCTGTATCCTGTCTGTGATGCCGGACCGACCACAAAGTATAAATTCCGGTCGATCCGTAGTGCATATCCAAACCTTGTGCTTTCAGAAACGGGATAGCAATCTCTGCTGCTTGCATCAGAGTTAAGAAGCCATATTTATGTCCCCAAAATTCTGCACGTAGAATTTCAATCGCGGTCTTGGTGTTCATTCATCGAACACCTCAATTACTTCGTCGTCTTCGATTGAATCTGTTTCCAAATCCCAAAAGATAACGAATACTTTGTCGCCGACATGCCTCCAGGCAACGTTGTCGACGGACCAAAGGTTCCCGTCTCTTGTCAGGATGATGGTTTCATCCTGACACTTCTGCCAGACTATGCCGTGCTGTGCATACAGATCTGCGCTTGCAGTTACGGTTGCACAAAGAAGGAGGAAGACTATAAGGGCACCAATAATCTTCTTGACCATTTCATGCCCTCCTCTCCATTTCCTGCTTTGCTTCTTCTGCTGTGATCACGCCGTCACTGATCATCTGGTCGAGCTCTTCGGCGGTCGGGATCAGGGCATGTGTTGCCCAGAATGCTTCGGCGGCTTTCCGTTCTTCCTCTGAACGGAAATTGGGGTCCCACGGCTCTTTGGTTCCTGGTTTGCCTGTGTACGCCGTGACGATTGTGAGACGACCGCCGTTGTCAGTATCCTGACAAACGACGATGAGCATCTCATTGGTCGGGTCAGGCTGACGTCCAAGAACCATGCGGGTGGCTCCAGCTCTGGTCGGCCTTTGCCACATCACGATGCGGTCTGCTTCGGTTGTCTTGACGCAGCGATCGGTAGAAATTGCATGATCAAACACTACAGGATAACGTGCAAAAGGCACGTCTTGGATACCTGCAAGTTCAAGACCTTCGCGCAGAAGGTCAAGATTGCAGTGGATGTGGTTGTCAGGTACATCCGTTCTTTCGAAGATATCCAATCCTTTTACGTTGGCAATCAGGTGTTCGATTTTTGCTACAGTATTCATGTTTCTTCCTCCAAATATTTTTTCGAGTGTCTAGCACTCAACTCCGCCCACCGCGTGGATGGGCGGTCCTGAATGTTAGGCTTCCTGCGCCGCCAGTTCCTCTTCGCTGCTTGCGATCGCGGCGGCTTCATTAGCCGCTTTGATAGCATGCAGTTCATAGTATGCTGCCGTCTTCGCCAGATCCATAGCAAACGAATCCTCACGGATTTCCAGCTTGTTCTCCAGTTGCTTCAGAATGGCGATCATCTGGTTGAAGAGATTCATTGTTCCCTGACCATATGCAGCGATACGCTCTACAGCGGTTTTGCTGCGGTATCCGCTGGTCAGCTCTTCAATGAGCCATTTAGAGTTGCTGGCGATGCCGATCGTCATCTTCTTGGCCTTCACGTTTTCGGTCAGCATGTTCACAATGGCTGTTAATGCCGCACCATTCTTGGTGCTTGTTGTGCCATGCAGAATCTTGATGTTGCCCTTCCCTGTTATGAGACTGCAGCCCCAAGAAGCGTTTGCTTCACTGCCGGTCACATAAATTCCGAAATTCATAACTCTGGTGTCCTGTTCGTTGTTAATCTGCTGTGCCATGTTAGTGTCCTCCATTTTTTTTATTTTTTCTGAGCATGCGCTCAAGTCTGCCCACCGGTTAGATGGGCAGAGTTCAGCTCATGCGCTTTTGCGGCTCCAAGCACGCTTGTATTTGGGTTGTCGATTCATTTCCATCTTCTTCGGAATCTTTGCGGTCCGGCGACGGCTGATTTCGCTGCGAGCCTCGTCAATTAAGACGGCGGCTGCAGTCGGATCTGCATACCCTTCGGCGTTGGTAAGAAGTGGATGATACTGATACTGAATCTGGTAATACATGTGTGCGGTCCTCCTATATTTTTTATATTCACACATAGCATGTATGACGAACCTGCAAATTCGGTCGATAAACACGGACGGAGACTTTGTCACATCCATGCCCAGACCACGGGATTTGCGATTCAAACACACACTGTATGTGTAAAACCCGTACCAGATTCGGATGGCGAAGCCACAAGCAACTGAAATTAGTTGCATGCAGTAACGCCAACCTCAGAATCGGGCAGCGAAGCGTTGCAGCTGCAATGAGCTGTACGCCCTAACGGCCCGACTCAGGAACGCAAGGCGAAGCCTCAGCTACTGCAATTAGCAGCATGCCGAAGCGGCCCGCCCCAGAAACGGGTAGCGAAGCGTTGCCGCTGCTACGACCGAGCTGGGCGTGGTCCGCCTTGTCAGAAAAGCGCGGCGAAGCCGTTCCCGCTCCGAAGCACCGTGCGCCGTAAGTTTCGACGCCGGAAAACCCGCGCCCCGGAAAATGCACCCGCCGGAAGAAACGACCCCCTCCGGGTGCACACCTTCGGATACCCAGTAGTAACTGGCCATCCGAGGCGTCGGGGTAGCGCCGCGAAGCGGCAGCGAGCGAAGCGAGCAAAAAATGCCCGCCCCCGAAAATGGGGGCCCGCCCCCGACAGCGCTATGCCGCCAGAAATCTGGCAGCAGTAGCGCCGTAAAAATAAAAAAAAGAGAGGAGCCGAAGCTCCCCTCTTTATGGTCAGCAGGCGCCTTCGTCGTATTCGACGCGGGCATCTGTAATGCTGGCTGCATACAGATTCGCTTTTACGACGTTTGCGTCTGCGTATACGATCTTATCGTCATCGTATACGTAGTACATGTTGCACCTCCTTTCGCAACACAAAAGAGAGGAGCCGAAGCTCCCCTCTCTTACATCATGCCGCTCAGCTTGAGATCGAACCACTTGGCGACATGGTCACCAGTAATGTTCATCACGAAGTCGAACAGCCATTTGTTTACCGGCTGGCTGGTTCTGACCAGGTTGTTGTTCTGGTCAACAGTGTACTCAACAGGCTTGCAGATCCATGTGAGCATTTTGTCTGCTGCGTCTTCGAATGTGTAGCCATACAGAGCAGCATATGCACGGATACTCTGCTGTGCGGACCACTTCGTATACTCACGCAGCGTCAGCCCATCATGAGCCGCACGGTCGCGCTCGCCCTTGTCACCAGATACCTGATAGGTGTCAGTGATCTCGTGCTTGCGTCCCTCAAGGATGGCAACCATGCCAGTGTACTTGAGATTCTTTGCACCAGTGGCTTCATGATTGAGCCATTTGCCCGGGACCAGCTCCAGCATCGGCAGGTTCTGCTCATCAAGATCGAACACGTAATACACATTGGTCTTGTCTTCAACAACAACCATGATGTATTCGCCAACTTGGACAGGATTAACGGCTTCCTTTATACCGTCGAAGCTCTGGAACCGTCTTCCTTCATTGAATCTGACGAATTCGGTTGCACCAACGAGCTTGTCGGTATAATTGCCTTCTACATCTTTCTCATATGGATAGAACTTCCACTGAGAGTCGTTGCAGAAGTCATAGATAGCCATAGATTCCATCTCTGCCTTCACAGCCTTTACAAGGTCTTTCCCTTGAGGATCATCCTTGAAGTCTGTTGTTCTGGTATGAGACTCGAGCACTCTGGGATCGAAGTCGCGATCATAGTCGCATCCTTCGAGTGCGTAGACTTTGCTTACGCGTCTCTGCCAGAACTGGGCGACCATGTCGAGGATACCATCGCCATATTCCTTGGCAACCTTCTCCATGTCGACTTCTTTGCCGTCGAGCAGCTTGCTATTGCCGACAGTCTTGGAGAAGAGCAGATCGTTGAGTTCCTTCACGTAGTCAGGTTCTACGATCTTGTCCATACCGTGCTTGCTTGCATCGACAAGCACGTTGACAGCGTAGGTGAGCCAAGCAACAGCTTTCTTCACCTTCTCGTCAACCTTGACGGCGCCGCATGCAATCGAGGCATACAGTTTGTTCAGCAGATCCATGTAATGACCTAACTGAGACTTGTGCCACAGTTCTGCATAATAGATCAGCATATCTGCATCCTCGAGACATGTCTTGTCAACCTTGTTGCCACCCCAATCGATCACAGGATGACGGACTTCACCCGGATACCACAGGGCAACAGCCTCATCAACAGCTTTGATGAAGGATGCGATGAAGCACAGGTTCACGTGGTCACCATCGAAGTCCATCCTTAACCGTGTTCCTGCGGTATCAAGGATAGATACGAAGACAACACCCATAGGAGCCTTTTCATCCCTGAAGTAGTGTCTCAGGCTTTCGATGAAGTTCTTGTTAACTCTCACCTTCACCAGAGCACTAAGGTCTGTGCAGGGATTTCGACTCATGATTGCTTCTGCACAATCAGGAGCCATGTTGTGATCAAGCACAACCTCCCACGGACGGATCGCAGTCTGAATCTTGTGGATATCATTCCATGCTGCCCAGCTTGCGAAAGCAATCGGGTCTGGCGCAACGAACGCGTTCATGGCACAGTTGTAGAGTTTGCCAGCCATGCCCGTGTTGTACACGTCTTCGAATGCTTTCTGCAGAGACTCTGCAACGAGCTCGAAGTTCGCGAACTGGTTGAAGCGTTCGAGAATCTCTGCCACTTCCTTGCTGGGTGCAATCTTGTGCACTCCATCAGGTGTGCTGAGTTTCTTTGCTTCAGTTACAGCTTCTTCGACCATCTCTTTGACAGTGTCTGTTGAGATGCCAGAGCAGCACTGAATCTGCTGGTAAGGCAGATTTGTCTTCTTCGGTTTGTGCGCATGCAGCACATAACCAGGCTGATAGCCGTATTTCTCAACAGCTTCTTCATAGTCAGCCCATGTCTTGTGTGTGCCTTCTGCACCGATGCTGCCTTTGAAGACAGACTCAGTGCCGAAGAAGACGAGTTCATCGACATCAACCATGCCGCGTCCAACACAGTTGATTTGCTTTACTCCATGTTCACGGAACCACAGATGAATGTCGAAGCCGACGATCATCATAGCCTTGTTCCACGGAATAAGGCGGACAGATCCAGACTCCATCTCTTTGATGAAGTTCCGAATCTTGATCTTCTCCTCAGGCGTTTGAGCGGCATCGAGCAGTTCGTTCATTGCCTTCTTTGAGAAGTGCGCGAAGATCACGCCATCGAACGGCTTCTGGATGATGTTGCTGTTTTCAACTTCACCAACCTGCTCGCCGTTTACCATGATGGCACGGTCGTTGATGGCAACTTCACATTCAGGAATGATTCCAAGCCACTTGGCTTTCATTCTGAACGGCATGTCGTCGGTTCCGACTGCCATCAATCCCATGTATGCATTGAGCTTGGCAGGCGTTACCTTGGCGTGCATGTTACCATCTGCTGTGCAGAATGCACGGATTCTGTCGCGCAGAGGTTCCTGCACCCAGATCGTTGTACAAGTCTTACCAGCGTTCGTGCCATGCAGAGCAGGCACGTATTTCACGCCATAGCGATACAGACCGTTCTGCACGTAATCGCGAAGAGTGTACGTTGCAGCAAGATGTGCTCCGTCCTTCTCTTCTTTGATCTCATGCTCAAAGTACAACATGGCGGGTGCATCAGGATTGGTGCAGATGTTTGTCAAATACTTTGACATTCTCGACACCTTCACGTTGACATGAGTCTCCGTGAGCTTGCCATCCTGATTGAGCTTCAGCTTGATAAAGCTCTGATACCTTGCTGTTACTGCTTCATCTTCCTTGTAGTCGCGGAGGATGTCACCAGCAATGGCAAGGTAGGCTTTCTCAGCTTTCACCTTACCGATACCAGGAACAGCTCTGAGGTCGGCGATTGTTGCCTTCTTCAGGTCGGCTTCACCCTTGCGGGTTCTGACACCGAAGAATTCGATGATCTTGTTGGCATCCTTGACGCTCAAGCCACCTTCTGTCATGGCAACTCTTGCGACCTCACATGCTTTCTGACCATCAAGTTCTGCTCGTGCAATGGCATCACCGGTGTGCCGGATGAGGACGAGCTTCTCAAACAGCTGGGCTTCCCAGTCGCTGTCTGCAACCTGAAGATTCAGCTGTTCGAATGCTGCCATAGCTGGCTGCTTCTCTTCAAAGCAGACGCTTGAGGCAACATTATGTTCCTCGTCCAGCAGGACCAACTGATAGTTCGGATAAGCGCCATGTCCATGATAATCGCCTTCAGACACGGTCTTGCCCGTCAGCTGACCCTTCAGGGTCTCGCCGTTCGCGAGCTTGACTGTATTCTTACTCTTGGCAACAAAGCTGGCAAACTGCATATCAATGGTTTGCACTTTGCCATCGCTCCTGATCTGCTCATGGAGCTGGACAAGCTTACCGTTCCTGAGTTCGAACAACTTCACCATACGAACGCCATCGATGGTGAGTTCCATCTTCATGGCCTTGAATGGCTTGAAGGTGGCAAGGGCTTCGTGATACTTTGACATCACGTCGTCCTTGGTGCGGCCTACGATGGACTTCATCTCGAGAGAATCCGTCCACATGTGCAGCGTGACCCCATGCAGGATTCGTTCGACATCGCGACCATGCTTTCCAGCGTCGTTCGTGCTGTATGCACGAACTTTGTCTGCGTAGTCGCGGACGGCCTGCTCGTGCGCCTCTTCTTTGGCAACACGATCCTGAAGTGCCTTGAGCTTGCGCTCGGCAAAGGCTTTGTTGGCTTCTGCTTTGTCGAGCTCAGGCTTGACATTGGCATACAGGATGGTATACTCATCCTGCATGACCTTGAGGTCGTGTTCGATTGAGGCCTTCTCATTACGAGCGGCTTCAATCATGTTGTCGGCCTTGGCGATTTCGTTGGCAACCTGGTCTGCCTTGGCCTGTGTCGCTGTCAGTTCGGCTTTGCAGGACTCAACTTCCTGCTTAGCCTCAACTGCAGCAGAGAGCTTGTTGGCAATTTCGCTGTTGGCTTCAGCGAAGTGAGCCAGAAAGCTCTCTTTTGCTGTTACGGCGTGCTGGTACGCCTTCTGGAGTTTGCCAAACTCCTTCATGACGTACTTAGGTACAGAACGAGTACCATATTTCTTGGCAATGGCAGTGCGCTCTGTTTCGAGCTTTGCCTTTGCTTCGCCGATATTCTTGTCGGCAATGCTCAGGTCAGGCTCGTTGGGGATCACAACGGATGCTGCGATCTCCGCTGCCTCTGCAGCCTTGGCTTCAGCCGCCATGACGTTGTGCTGAGCAGCGACGATGTCCACATCATCATACTGCTTCATGAGGTCCTTACGGATCTCCTTCAGATGAGACAGCTCAGCACGTTTGGCAGTGAGCTCTGCCTGCTTCAGTGCCATTGTCTGCTGCTTTACCTGCAGCTTTGCCTGCAGGCGGATGATGGCACGCTTGACAGAAGTAACAGCCTGTTCAGCTGTTTCTGCTTTTGCACGCCACAGAGCAGATGTAGCATTGGCAGTTGCCATTGCTCTTGTCGGTGCTGCGGTTAATCCGCAGAGCATGAGTGCGGGCAGTGTCAGCAGTTTGCGGATTCTGTGCCGCTTGATGCGTGGCCTTGCCGCGACCATCTCAGCAACAAGCCTCTCAGCTTGCCGCTTTGCTGTGCGGAGTGCATTACGCTTTGCCTTACGGGCAGATCGTATGCGGCGTACCTTCCGCCGTGCACGGTTTGCGTGAGTGGTACGCTTGGAGGCTTTGATTGGCTGGGCCTCCTTGCCAGCGTCAACGCCGATTTCGGCAGCAGCCGTTGCAGTGTCTGCAACTTCGCTGCTGATTTCGGCAGTATTTGCCATGATTGCCATGGCTGCAGTGGCTTCCTCAGCCACGGTGGTTGCGGGCATGATGCCCAGGATGCCCATGATGATAACGAGGGCAATAGACAGGATCTTCTTCATGATATTTTTCCTCCTTGTTCATGAAGTCGTTGGTAGGCTTCACCGCTTTGCAATGAAGCTTGGGTTGCGCTCAGAATGCTTGAGCATGAGCCCGGAACTGGGTAGGTGCGCGATTCCGGCGTCGTCGCATCAGCATGGTGTTGCCATGCCGTTAAAAAAAATAAAAAAAGAGAGACATTACGTCTCTCTTAAATGTACATAGTTTTAGCTTAAAGGAGTTTATCAAGGCTTGCAACGAGATCTTCATAGCGATTCAACAGACGGTTGATCGCTTCAATTCGATCAACGATCTTTTCAAGCCTTGTCAGAATGCTAGTGTCATCGCCGTCTGTATCGCCAGTATTTTCTTCTGCGAGATTGGTGACGGCTCCCGTTGTCAGGTTGAAAGCTTTATTCCAACCCTGTTCCACGTACACCAATACAGTGATATCTCTGCTGTGCGAGGCATAGAACACCTGCTCTTCAACTTGCATTGTGCCATGATTGCGCAATGCGTAGTTGATAGCTGAAGTCAGGTTGATCTGTTCTTCTCTCGTAATTTCGATGTTATTAATTTTCATGATGTTTCCTCCTGTTTGGCAAATGTTTGCTTTTTAGCTAAGCAATAACTGTTGCTTCATCTCGGCAACCCAGCCGTCTCGGCACTTGACAAGAACGTGCAGATCCGCTGCACCGGGGTTAACCCACATGGGAGTGTATGGCACACTGGCTTGTGCGCCGTTAAAAAAATAAAAGAGGAGCCGAAGCTCCTCTCTTATTATTCATCTTCGCCGTCAACGACATAGTCGTCATCGACTTCCTCCGTAGGGAGGACGACAAAATGCTGCTTCATTTTCTTTGAAGCGAAGCCGTTTGCCTCCTCCTCGGTGTCGAATTTCTTCTCCTTCCAATTGCTGGACAGGAAGGATGTTCCCCAAGATACCAAGTACTTCATAGTATTTCCTCCTCTATGAAGCTCGCATACTCACATGCCTGTGCTCTCGTAACGTGAGAGTTACGTCCTTCTGCGCAACCGATTCGCTTACGCCGTTACACGGTTGCCTCAACATCCTGCTCCTCAGGGGAGAGGAAACAGGATGTTGAGGATGATGATGATGGGCAACAACACCAAATTTAGTGTTGTTATCGCATTTATCCAACGCTCATCCATGTCAACACCCCCTTTCTGTGGCATGGAGCCGCGTAAAAATAAAAAAAAAAAAAGAGAGGAGCCGAAGCTCCCCTCTTAAATGCTCATAATCGCTTCCTTTTCAATATTACATATTCATGATTTCCTTCCTCTTAGCCCAGAGCTCGTCAAAGAGTGCAAAGAATGCCTTGTGGTCGTCCGCACCGAGCAACATGCTTGCTTCCATTGCGTTGTCGAGATAACGCAAGGACCAAGACAAATTGTCCAGAACCTCGCTGTCAAGCAACGGCTTTTTGCCGTGCTTCTTAGCGAGGACTGCGAACTCTGTAGCCCACCGGAGATAGAATTCTGCCATCTCCAGATCATCAACAACCAAATCGATCCTGCTGTAATACCGGAAATACATAGACATAGCCATTCTCCTTTCCGCAATGGGGCTCTAGTCCCCTTATGCGTTGCGCACTTGGCTTGTGCGCCGTTAAAAAAAATAAAAGAGTAGGACCGAAGCCCTACTCTTTTTTATTTCTTGAGCTGCCACTCGGTTGTCAGGCTGTAGCCCTTCAACCTAACAATGTTTAACAATGTATGATCCATCATATCCCACTCGCGTGAGTTGATAAGATCCAATTCCTCATACTGTTCTTTGAGCGAATCGAGGATTTCTTGTGTCTCTGATTCAGAACGTTCGAGTGTTGCTGCGATGGTGGCAATTTTTGACATGGTGCTAATATCAAACATAGTATTTGCTCCTTTCTTAGCTGCGTGCCATTGCTGGTTCACGACTTATGCTGGAGCTTGGGTCTACCCCCGGTTGGCAGATCCCGTTAAAAAAATAAAAAATGGGCCGAAGCCCGATTATATGTCTTGCATATAGCCGGACTTCGACCCGCGCGATTACAGCTGAGGAGCACCATGCACATAAGGTGCACGATGAGTGAACTGTGCATCCTGGCCGTACAGGCCATTCCTGAAGTTCTTATTCAGGAGCTGGATGCCACTCATCACTTCTCTCCATCCTTTACCGCCGCAGAAGCGACTATGAGTAATTTCAATGATTGCTCCCATGGTGGTGTACGTGATGACGGCCTTTGTGCTGCGCATCAGAACAGCCTCATTAATATGCAGTTCCTTTGCAGCCTCCTTGACGATTGCGTTGATGTGTGTTGGATGAAAAATGTACATGGTCATGGTTATTCTCCTTTCTTAGCTGCGTGCCATTGCTGGTTCACGACTTATGCTGGAGAAACCCCCGTGGGTTTACGCGCGGAAATCCACACGAACCCACAAAAGGCATATAACAGTTTCGTCCTACCCGCATTCGCGTGGCACATTCTAAATGAGACATAATGGAATATATACAAAAACGAGGTGGTCTTTTTGTACACAACTGACAATCCCTTCGAATACGAATTCCTGATGCGGCAAGGTGTGCCTCTTGTGCAACATAAGGCCGGCCTTTTTTATTTCCGCAAAACCTCGGCGCTCTTCCTTGAGCTTTACAACTTCTTCAGTCGTATGGAGCAGCGCCTTGAATACGATGACATGGTTCGCCAAATCGATGCCAACTTCTAATGCTTTTAGCTCCCATCTTCCGCCTACTACTCGGCAATGCTTGAAAGGCAACCACACCGTTGATGCCAAGAACTTTTACAGCAACAAGGGGTGGGCCGATAATGGGGCGCTTGATGTGTGGTGCAAGGACTGTGTTGCGAAGCTCACAACACGGGACGAACTGCAGCGTTACTTTTGGGCGAACCATCGTGAGTGGTCCCCCCAAGCCTGGGATGCTTCCGTGCGCAAAGCTCGGGAGCTTCTCGTATCGAACAAGACCTACCAGTCCGCAAATATCGAGCGCAGACAAGCTCTCGTCGAGCGCTTCGCCGTGCACGAAATGATCGGCATTATGAACCGTGTCGCGTATTACCGGTACCATGATCCGGGCGCCGAAACTTACGAGGACGCCGTAGCCTCTGGCAAGTTTGATGTCAATGATGCTCCCGCCGAAGCTCGCCCAAGGACGAAGGTCTTTTCGGCAACCTTCAATGGTTCCTTCACCGAGGCGGACCTCGCATATCTCACGAAGTTCTACAACGACATGGGCGGTGACGATATTGAGGACGCGTTTGATCGCGACTCCGTCGTGAAGCTCGCGAAAGCTTCGCTTGCTGTTGATAAAGCGCAGGACGACTACAATGCTGGGCGCTGTGACATCAACACTGTGAGCAACGCGATCTCTGCTCAGCAGCTCCTCGCAAAGTCGCTGAACATCACTGCCGTGCAGAAAAAGGCGAAAGATACGACCCGCCGCACCTCGTGGTCCGAGTGGTCGCGCTCTCTCGTCGAGAAGGAAATTTATGCTCCGAAGGTCGTCTGGCCCAAGGACGACATTGATATGGTCCTCGACCAATACCAGCATGTTGTTGCCGCTATTAAAGGCGGTGAAGAATGATGGTCGCAAAAGATGCTCTTTCTCTGGCAACCTTCAAAGATGACACTCCGCTGACCGAGCAGGAAAAGCTCGAGCTCATCCAGCTCGACTACTTTCGGTCGCACCTTGATGTCTTCATCGAGTATGCTTTCCGAAAGATCAAGCTTCACCCCATTCAGAAAACCCTAGCCCGTGCTATTGGCAACAACTGGGATGTGAAGATCTGCTTCAGCCGTGGTGCTGGCAAAACGTGGATCGTTGCCGTATCAGCTTTTGCTCTTTGCTGCCTCTACCCGGGGACCGTTGTTCGCATTGTCAGTAAGAATGTTGACAAAGCGAACGAGACTTTGAACAAGATCGCAAAGCTCGCCGAGGTCGACCCTGACTTCGCAAATGAGATCGAAAAGTCGGGCCGCTCCCTCGTCCATATCGATAAGGACGGCGGTTGGGTGACACTGAAGAATGGTTCGGTCTTTGAAGCTTCGGCAATCATGAGCATGCGCTCCCACCGTGCGAAGATCATCATCCGTGACGAAGAGGTCGAGCTCGACCAAGAGCTCGTTCGTCCTATCGTCATGCCCGTGCTGAACTACACACGCGAGATCGCGACCATGAATGGCATCGAAGATTTCAATTCAAAGTCGATCAGCATCACTTCATGCTGCGAGCAGAGCAATGGTTTCTTCAATGAGTTCATGAAAACGTATGATGGTTTCTGCGCTTTCAAACCCGGTAAGTTTGCCTGCTGCCTTGATTGGCGCTGTGCTGTTGATAACAAGATCAACACCGAAGCATACTTTGATGAAGCTCGCGAGGCTTATCCGCAACAGCAGTTCGACCAGGAGTTTGGTTCGATCTTTCTCAGTGCTGTCGATAACACTGTGCTGCCTTATGCTCTGACGGACCCGTGCCGTACATTGCAGAATGTCGAGCTGGCGCAGGCGAAGAACTCAAAGTCGCGCTACGTCATTGGGCTCGACATTGCAACATCGCAAGCGAAGAACGCCGATAACTCTGTGATCGCCGTGATCAAGTTCAGAGAGTTGCAGAGTGGGCGCTTTGCTCGAAAGCTCGTTTACTTGCAGACCTTTCATGGTGAAGGCTTGGACGTGCTCGCAAAAAGAATTCAGGAGCTCTACCACATCAACTTCCCGAATACCGAGAAGATCGTGTATGACGCGAGGGGTGTTGGTGACGCCTTTGCTCTTTTCTGCAACAATGAATTCGTTGACCTTACGAATGGTCGCGAGTATCCCCCGCTCGTCGTCGATGACGAACCAAACTACAATGATTCGGCAATAGCTGCTCTGCATCCGTTCCGAGCTGTGCTCTCGCTGAACCAGCGTCTTTACTCGAACCTTCTCTATGCTCTCGACAAAAAGCTCATCGAGCTCCCGGTCAACTCGCGCTCCCTTACGAATGGGCTCGAGGGGTTGCACAAGATCCCCATCGAGGAGCGGTTGGTCTACACAGAGGCTGATGAGCTGCAGCGTGAGATGTCGCACATCGTACGCAAGGAAGGTCCGCGAGGTGTCACGTATGACACACCGTCGAACCGCTTCCATAAGGACCGCTACTCAGCTGTCGCAATGGCGAACGATTACATCTCAGAGCTTGAGAAGGAAAACCTCAAGTATACAAACGTAGCCCCGTGTTATGGGGTCGTCTCAAACTTTTAAAGAAAGGGGTCGATGTCAATGGGCTTATACCAGATGATCTTTGGCGAAGCTCAGGTGCCTGTTGAGCCCGGACCACAACCCGACCTCAAAGCGGGGTCCGGCGGCGACAAGCAGCTTCAGGCTTTTGAAAATGATGACTACTTCAATCGGTCGGGCGGTATCAAGAACTACGATTATCACCTGATCCTCATGCATAAGCAGCGGTGCATTCAGCAGCTCTTTGAGCTCGCTTATTACTATGCTGATGCTGATCCGATTGTGCATGGCATCATCTACCATATTTACGTACCCTACATGCTGAGCTCGCCTTGGCAGCTCCGGGGTCCGACAAAGACGAACAAGATCTACGAAGCGTATTACGACAAGATCCATCTTGCCGACCGCTTGCAGGATATTGCTGTCGAGCTCGCGACCTACAATAATGTTGTTGTATATTTCCTGCATGGTGTGCCGATCACACTGCCGCTGAGCCGGTGTCGCATTGCTGGTCTTCGCGTAAACGGCGAACCACTTGTTGAGTTCGACTGCTTGGCGTTGCTCGATGATTACCGCAATCAGGGCTTCAATGTACACAAAGGTTGGATCGATGACTGCAACCCTGAGATCCGAAAGCTCGCATCCCCGGAAGAGGTTATCGATGCGCTCAATGAGTGCAAAGAGTGGGTGCAGCTGAACCCCAAGTATTGCTTTGTGCCGCAAGGTCCAAAGCATGGGTGGACGAAGTGGGCTGTGCCGTGGATCTCCTCCGCACTACTCGCACTGCAGCAGAAGGAGATCATCCGCAAGTACGAGCGGGCGATCCTCAACCTTGGTATTCATAGCTTTGTGCACACGCAGTATGGCGGCACAACAAAAGAGCGCGATATCATTCCTGATAACACCGCGCTCACAAGTATTCATGGGCTTTTCAAAAAGGCGATGTCTGGTTTCCCGCTTGTGACGACCAGTCATCTTGCAAAAGCTTACGTCGTCCAGCCTGATATGGACGACCTTTTTCAATGGGACAAATACAAGCAAGTCAATAATGACATCTTCTCCGCTGGCGGCATCTCTGGTGTTCTGGCAACCGGTGTCTCTGCTGATGGTGCAACCTTTGCTTCGGCACAGGTAAGCATGCAGACAGCCGAAGCCAGGATCGAAGCATACCGAAGACTGCTTTGCGGAGTGATGAATAAACTCAATGTCTGCATCAAAGAGGAGCTCGCCAAGTCTCACATTTACAATGTGAAAGAGGTGCCGATCTTTACTTTCATGCCGCTCGAGATGTCTGGGCGCAAAGCAATGCGCGAAGCTTGTGCAACCCTCTGGAAAGAAGGGCTCGTATCTACGGATACGTTTATGCACCTTGAAGGCTACGACATGGAGCGCGAAGCTGAAAAGCGGAAGCTCGAGCTCGCAAGCGGTGTTGATGATGTCCTTACTCCTCGTGTAACGAATGTACAGCAGACAACTGATTCGGGCAACAGCGGTGGTCGGCCCGAAGTCGATGACGATGAACGTCATTCTGATCCAGAAGCCTCTGATCGAGGGGCTCAGCCCAAACCTTCAACATCGACCGCGTAAGCGGTAATGTATAACATAACTTGAATTGATCGTTGTCTCCTACCGGCGACCAAGGCAAGTTAAAATGAGGGATGCTCAATGAAACATACTTTTATAGCATCTGCCTCAGAGTTGCAAACCTCTCCCCTGTTTTTGCAGATTGTGACTCCGCTGTTCCTCGCAGATGTGCCGAATTTAAATAACGTCGCATGCTCCGAAGGTTTTGTGGATGACATTGTTGCGAATCAGGAAAGGTACTTTGGTATTCCGCTGGTCGTAGATATTAAGAATCTTACGGCTGGTCTGCGTGATCGACTTGGTCACATGTTTAATCCCCTCACGGGGACGTATGGTACGACATGCATTGGCAGCTTTCAAGGTTTCGAAAAACGGGAGCTTGATGGCGGCAAGACTGCATTGGTCGGCTATGCTCGTGTGTGGAAGCGGAACGCTGCAGTGTGCCGGATATTAAGCGAGATGTTCGCTGATGGTAAGCTGCAATTCAGCTTTGAGATCAACGCTGGTACTCAGGAAAAATCCGAAGACGGGACGATTGTGATCAATGCTGATGAAAACAATTACCTTGAAGGGATGTGCGTCGTATCCCTACCGGCATGCCCGGAGGCGGTCGCAGAACAACTCGTGGCAGAGCTGATTCCGAAAGATGGTGATACTATGGACAAGGAAAACAAACAGGTTGTTGCCGAACCCGAAGTACAGGCCGAGGTCGAACAGACCGAAAACACTGAGCCCGAAGTGGCCGAGACTGAGGTTCAGGCGGAAGCATCTGAAGCAGAGAATGCCGAAGTGCATGTGACTGAAACCCATGTCGAGGTTGACGAGATCGAAACCCACGACTGGGACAATGATGAGCACGGTCATGAACGGATCGTGCATGAAGTTTCCGTAACTCATATGGCTGAGCAGGAAGCCGAACCGGAGTCCGAGCCCGAGCAGAGCCGGACCGAAGCTATGGTCGCCCAGCTGCTTGAACGTATGGATGCTATGGCAAAGCAGATTGCCGAGCTTACTGAGTCTATACATCGCGATACCACCGATGAAGTTGTCGCGGAGATTCAGGAAAGTAATATTGGGGAACAGGAGACGCAGCTGACAGCTGAAATGAATGTGGCTGCGAAGCCCGAGTATTCTCTTCTCCTCGAACCCGAAGAAACGATTACGCAGTATACACTGCTGTAAAGAATGAATTGGAGTGATTGCTATGGCAGGCTTTATGTCTGGGCATACCAATTATCGTTATGATGGCACTTACCGCAATGGTACTGGTGCTCCCCTGTATAATGGTATGCTTGTTGCACTTGCTGCTGATGGTGAGTCTTGGAAGTTTGTTCTTCCTGCAGCCAATAAGGGCAAGTTTAATGTTGTTCGCCGTCGTGATGTTTACGAAGGCACACCCGGTATCGAAGTAGAAGTCATGGAAGATGACAACCTCTTCTTCGTAGAAAATCTTATTCTCATCAATGACAGCAATGAAGAGTGGGATGGTTCCAAGTACTCCGTTCCCGATGGTGCTCTGGTCCGCGCTCACATGCTTCGCCCCGGTGAATATTTCGTCACCGACGAGCTTGCTGCTGATCCTGAAACCTACCTGGTCGGCACGACCGTGAAGTCTGCTGCGACCGGCAAGGTTACCGCGTAATGGGAGGTGAATGAATATGGCTGATATTGTTGTGAAACCCACTTCCCAGTTTATTAAGGTTCTTGCTGCCCAGAGCCGTGGCGAACGTCTCGACTCCAAGGTCGTCGCTGAGGCGAACCAGATCGTGACCGATCTTGTCAAAGACCTCAGTCCCCAGAACCGTCACATGTTTGCACAGACCATTGGTTTCGCTGTGAACGAGCTCCAGCAGAAT